AAAGAAGAAACCCCAGACATGAACAAGCTCTACCGTTACCCTTTGATTGATACCTTATTGCCCCGAGTTCGCCCCATGGCGCTGGAGCAGCGCTTCATGTTCGATGCCGCCGTTGCCTCAACGGCCATAGACCCGCAACACACACTGGACGCGCAGCACACCGACACCAGCGCTGCAGATAGCTTGGCCAAATTTGCCATTGCAGCAACGGTCAGCGTGCCTGTGGAAGTGCGAGCGGTAGACCCCGCGTTAAACAACGGACGCAAAGAAGTTGCTTTCATTGACACGGGTGTTGCGGACTATCAAACACTGATGGATGGCGTCCGTGCTGGCGTAGAAGTTGTGTTGCTTGACGCAGGGCAAGACGGATTGGCGCAGATGGCCTTATGGGCGCAAAGCCATTCAGGCTACGACGCCATTCACGTACTTTCTCACGGCTCAGATGCATCGATTCAGCTGGGTCAGTTTCAACTGAGCAATGCGAATCTGAATACGAACCAAGTGCAGTCAGAGCTGTTGAGCCTGGGTCAGGCATTGACAGTCAATGGTGACTTGCTGATCTACGGATGCGATGTGGCTCAAGATGCTAACGGGCAAGCATTTGTTAATGCATTGTCTGGCATCACCGGTGCTGATATCGGCGCCTCAACGGATCCCACGGGCTCCAGAATAAAAGCAGGAGATTGGATTCTTGAATATAAAACTGGGATTATCCAAGCAGTATCGTTTGAGTTAATTGACTATTCGGCCTTGCTGTCTATTTCTGGGGCAACGATTACTGAATTCGATACATCAAATCCCGCAAGTGTTTATTGGACCAGCGGTGTCATTTCAGGTCAAGAATATAACGATGGATTTGCAAGTGAAAATATTACTTATGTAAATTCAACAACCGGAACTTACACATTTAGAATGGAAAGTTCAGGAAATACCTTAAATGCTCAATCATGGACCATGCGGTTTTCTGGAGGAGTCCTAGATTCCTTTACAAATATAACTGCGAGTGGGTCAAATAAAGACGGAAACGTTACAGCTTCAGTAAGTGGTAAAGATATCGTTATAAATGTAGCAAATTCAGTGGTGTATAACACTGGTGATAGTTGGACATTCAACTTTACTTCGACTTCAATATCTCTCGGGCCTACCGTGACGGGTGTCACCGCGAGCACCGCAAACGGCGCTTACAAGGTAGGCGATACCGTATCGCTTCAGGCAAATTTTTCTCAGGTTGTTAACGTTACCGGCACGCCTCAACTGACTCTGGAAACAGGAAGTACAGACCGAACCATCAATTACGTCAGCGGCTCCGGCACAAGTAGTTTGACCTTTAACTACACCGTTCAGGCGGGTGACACGACTGCAGATCTAGACTACATCTCTACTGCGGCCTTGACCTTGAACGGCGGCACTATCAAGGATGCATCCAATAACAACGCTACGCTGACATTGGCAAGTCCTGGTGCGGCGAATTCGTTGGGGGCCAACAAAGCCATCGTGATCGATGGCGTAGTTCCCACGGTCAGTGGGGTGACTTCAAGCACCGCCAATGCCACCTACAAGGTGGGAGACGCGGTTTCGGTTCAAGTCAATTTCTCTGAGGCCGTGACCGTCACGGGCACCCCTCAATTGACTCTGGAAACGGGAACTACTGATCGAACAATCAATTACGTCAGTGGCAGCGGCTCCACCAGCCTGACATTTACCTATATCGTTCAAGCGGGTGATACGACCGCAGATCTGGACTACAACGCGACAACAGCCTTGGGCTTGAACGGCGGCACAATTAAAGATGCAGCGGGTAACAACGCAGCCTTGACATTGGCAAGCCTTGGGGCGGCGAATTCTCTGGGTGCAAACAAAGCCATCGTGATCGATGGTGTCGTGCCAACTGTCAGTGGGGTGAACTCCAGTACAGCGAATGGCGCTTACAAGCTGGGTGACACGGTTTCGGTTCAGGTCAACTTCTCTGAGGCCGTGACCGTCACGGGCACCCCTCAACTGACTCTGGAAACAGGAACTACTGACCGGACAATCAATTACGCCAGCGGCAGCGGAACCAGCAGTCTGACGTTCACCTACACCGTTCAGGCAGGTGACACGACGGCGGATCTTGACTACAACGCGACAACAGCCTTGGCATTGAACAGCGGCACCATCAAGGATGCGGCGGGCAACAACGCTACCCTCACTTTGGCAAGCCCCGGTGGCGCAAACTCCTTAGGGGCCAATAAAAGCATTGTGGTTGACGGTTTAGTGCCTTCGGCCATCGCACTGACCAACAACAGTCTGAGCAACTCAGCAAGCGCCAACACGGCGGTAGGCACACTCTCATCGACAGACGCCACTGTGGGTGACACCTTCACCTACTCCTTGGTAGCGGGTGCTGGTTCGACCAACAACGCCAGCTTTGCCATCAGTGGCAGCTCACTGCAGGCCAGCAACCCCAGCGCCCTGAGCGCGGGCAGCTATTCCGTCCGAGTGCGCACGACCGATGTGGCGGGCAACTACTTTGATCAGACGTTCTCCATCACCGTCACCAGCAATCAGGCCCCAGCGGTCACCACCCCTACCGCCATTGCGTTGACGGACACGTCATCCACCGACACTTTCAGCAACCAGACCGGCACGCTCAGCGCCACTGACGCAGACGGCATTGCCAGCTACGGCATTCAAGGCGGCGCAACGGGCGGTAGCACCGTCGTTGGCTCAGCCACTTACGATGTGTCCAAGCTGGGCACGTACGGTACGCTGTACGTCAAGAGCAGTGATGGCTCGTATGTGTATGTGCCTAACGCCTCGGCCATCAATGGGCGCTTGGCCAACACCAGCGAAACATTTACCGTCACGGCCACCGACAGTAATGCTAGCGCCGCTACCGGCACTGCCACCTTGACGGTGAACATCACCGGCGTGAACGACACACCCACAGACATCGGCTTGACGGCCATATCCGTCAGCCAGTCAGGTGGCACCAATGCCACGGTAGGCACGCTGTCCACCACAGACGCAGACACGGGCGATACGCACACCTATACCTTGGTGTCTGGCGCAGGCGATACCAACAACGGCTTGTTCAACATCAGCGGCACGTCGTTGCGGGCCACCAATGCGGGCAGCATGGCGCCTGGCACTTACACCGTGCGTGTGCAAACCACAGACGCGGCCAGCGCCACGTATGCCGAGGCCATGACCATCACGGTGGTGGACGATGTGGCACCCACCGTGGCCTCCGTCGCTGTGCCTTCGAATGCTTGGTATGTCGCGGGCCAGAACCTGGACTTTACCGTCAACTTCAGCGAGTCGGTTACCGTCGACACCACAGGCGGTACACCGCGCATCGCACTCACGGTGGGCACCACCACGGTGTACGCCACGTACCTGTCTGGCAGCGGCACCTCGGCTTTTGTTTTCCGTTACACCGTGCAAGCCAACGATCTGGATACCAACGGGATCGCCGTGGGCACTTTGGCGCTCAACGGTGGCACCCTGGCCGATGCGACGGGCAACAATGCCGTGCTCACGCTCAACAGTGTGGCCAACACCAGCGCGGTGTTGGTGGATGCGGTCAATCCGTCCGCCCCGACCACGCCAGACTTGGCCTTGGTGTCTGACTCTGGCACGTCCGGTACGGACAACATCACCAGCGACACCACGCCCACCCTCACAGGCACGGCCGAAGCGGGCAGCACGGTCACTTTGTATGACACCGATGGCACCACGGTGCTGGGCACAGCCACAGCCGATGGCTCGGGTAACTGGAGCATGACGTCGATTACGCTCAGTGAGGGCGCCCACACGTTGACCGCCAAGGCTACGGACGCGGCTGGCAATACAAGTGCGGCATCTGCTGGCCTGGTTGTGACCATCGACACTTCTGCGCCTGCCGCTCCAAGTGCAGCAGATCTGGCAACGGGCTCAGACACAGGAAGTAGCAACTCAGACAATCTGACCAACGCGACCACGCCCACCATCACCGGCAGCGGTGCTGAGGCGGGTGCGACCATCAAGGTGTACGACACCGATGGCACTACCTTGCTGGGCACCACCACAGCCGATGGCTCGGGCAACTGGAGCATCACGACGAGCACGCTAAGCGCTGGTGCCCACACCTTAACAACTAAGGCGACAGATTCTGCTGGAAACACCAGCGTGGCGTCGGCTGCTCTGACTGTGACCATCGACACTTCTGTGCCTGCCGCAACAAGTGCAGCAGATCTGGCCAGCGCTTCCAACTCGGGCAGCAGCAGTACCGACAACATCACCAGCGTGACCACGCCAACCCTGACCGGAAGCGGTGCCGAAGCTGGTGCCACGGTTAAGTTGTACGACACAGATGGCACCACGGTGTTGGGCACGGCCACGGCAGATGGTTCGGGCAACTGGAGCATCACGTCTAGTACTCTCAGCGCGGGCGATCACACCTTAACGACCAAGGTCACGGACGCGGCGGGCAACACAAGTGCAGCGTCTGCGGGTCTGACGGTCACGATTGACACCACAGCGCCGTCTGCATCGAACGCCCCTGATCTGGCCAGTGGCTCAGACACAGGCGCGAGCAACACCGACAACCTCACCAATGCCACCACGCCAACTATCACCGGTAGCGGTGCAGAGGCTGGTGCCACAGTCAAGCTGTATGACACCGACGGCACCACGGTTTTGGGCACAGCCACGGCTGATGGCTCAGGCAACTGGAGCATCACGTCCAGCACCCTCAGCGCGGGTAGCCACACCTTGACGACCAAGGTGACGGACGCAGCCGGCAATACCGGCGCAGCGTCGGCAGGATTGACCCTCACCGTTGACACCACCGCACCGACTGGGATTGCCTTGAGCGCCAACACCGTGATGGATGTGGCCACAGGGACAAACACGGCTGTGGCCACCTTGTCGTCCACCGACACGCAATCGGTGACCTACACATTGGCGACCGGTAACGGCACGAACGATGCTGGTAATGCAAGCTTTGTCATTGTCGATGGGGTAGCCGTCTTGCCCGCCCCGTCCTCAAAGTTGGACAGTTTCAGGGCAATGTCGTTCATGACCTCGGCAGGATCGCGCAGGTTGCCCCCCGCATCCTTGGCCTTGATACCCAGAAACTGCAGGGCCTGCGAGGCGCCTTTGGTCTCATCGTCCACCCCGGCCAGCCCCTTGGAGAGCTTGGTCAGGCCCACCCCGATTTGCTCCATGGCCACACCCGAAATGGTGGCCACCGGCGCAAAGCCGGACAAGGCCGTGGCGCTCGCCCCGGTCTGCTCGGCCAGGTCCTGCAGGGCAGCCACAGTTTCCAGCGTGTGCATGACCAGCTCTTTGAGCGCCCCCACCGATTCCACGCCAATGGCGATGGCAAAGGTGGTCTTGGCGACTTCAGCGACTTTTTCGAGGGAACCGCGCATGGATTCGGCGTGGCGCTCCAAAAGCAGCGCACTTTTGCCAAGGTCTTCCCGAAAATCGGCCGTTTCTGCAGCGAGTTTGACAACCAGGGAGCCGATATCAGCCATGCTTCATCACCTTATGCGCGAACAAGGCCTTGAAACGGGCCACATTGAGCTGGGTTTCATCATGGGGTTGGGTAACCTGGGGTTTGTCCAGGAAGGGCATGAAGTCCTCAGGCCTGAACGGCCCCGCATCCTTGGCCCGGTGGGCATTGGCAAACGTGGAGGCCACCACACCGGACCTGTAATCGGCCCGATAGTCCCCAAAGGGCTCGAGCTGGTAGTACGCCATCCACTCGGTCAGCTCGTCCGAGCCCATCGATGCGAGCATCTCGCGCACCGGCAGGCCCAAAGCCAGCGCCAGCCGGAACACAAAGCGCCGCGAAGGATGGGCGATCAGTCGTTTTTTGCGGCATCCACCTGATCGGCGCCAATGCCGTTTAGACGCTGTGACACGGCAAACACCCGGTCCAGTGCCTTGGCACTCTTGCCGCCAAGAGCTGTGATGTCACCATCGCTGAAAAGGCGGTTTCCCGTCTCGTCGCACAGGGTGAGCGAGACCAAGCGGGCACGGACGTTCTCAAGGCGGCCCTCCTTGCCAATCAAGCTGGCCTCGAAGGCGTCCCGGTCGGTACCGGTCATGGTGCGCACTTGCACCTCACCGCCCCACTCAGGGACTTGGACAGTTTCACGGGGCAGATCGTCACTCTGCAGGATTTGTTCACGGGTCAACATGGGGATATCTCTCTTTAAGCTTCGGTGATGTCGCCATCGATTTCGATGGTCACGGAGGCCTGCACCACCGCGTCCACGCCGCCTTGCACGCTGAAGTGCGTGACATAGCCGTAGAAGGTCCAGGTGGCAGGGTTGGTGTCGGTAAATGTGATCTTGAACTGGCGACGCACGCGGTTGGCGCGGTCGGTTCTCAGGCCCTGATGGACCAGATCGTCGGGGTTGTAGTGCAGGGTCAGAGACAACTGACCCTCGTCACGCAGGCCCACGCGCTTTTCCTTAGCGGTGGAGGCCAGGTTCGTGACGTCGATCACGGCGGCCTGCCCGCCAGGCCCCTGAAACGAGACCACGTTGGGGATGGTTTCAAAGGCGGTGGTGCCAAACCGGGCAATGGCAATGCCCTGCGCGGTAATTGCGGTGCTGCTCATGCATATGCTCCTTGTTTTACGGTGAACCCACCGGCCGGTGGTAGGTGTAGTCCACGCTCACCCGGTACAGCCGGGCCTGATCTTCAAATTCGGACAGCCCCATGCGCACATCTGCGACGGTGCTCTTGTCTGCCAGCAGCGCAGCCAGGACTTGGTCTTGCAGGTGCAAGGCCTCCTGGTACGTTCTGGCATAGGTGTCGACCTGCACGCGCACGCGCTGCAAGCCATGCGGCCCATCAATGCCGAAGATGCCCTTTGGCCGCAAGCCTACAGACATCTCCGACATTGCTGCCAGCGGCGTCGAGGCGGTCTATGTGACGGAGATCCGGGAGATGGACCCCGAAGAATTCGATGGCTTCAAATTGAACTTGGGAAAGTCTCGCGACTGGCTCAAAGGCAAGGGAGGCGATTACTGGGATGGCCGGTTGTGTGTGATGGTGCACGCCCCCGGGCGACCCTACTTGTTCATCGATCCATCCGGAGGAGACAGCGTTCGCTATCTCGCGCGTCTGGGCTGATCAGTCGCGAAGAA